TGGATCGTTCCAAGTGCGTTATCAGACATTTGCAAAGGAGGCGGCGTAAGCCGTCTCTTAGGGGATAGGAGAAAGATATGAGCGAGCCACGCGGAATGACGGTCCACAAGGTGACGATCGGCAAGTTGGAAGACGGCAAAGAGTTCGTCAGGTTGGACGCCGGTGAAGGTTACGACACCACATGCATGTTCATCTGGGATGTTTCTGATGCGTTTAAATGGATCAGCCAGAACACGTTCGCAGAGAACTGCCAGTTCATTGACAACCGGGAGGGCGAGTAATGACAGCAGAAGCATTCATCTTGGTTTTCGGTCTGGCTACGGCGTTCGTCGTGGCCGGGCTGATCGGCCTGATTGGCGATTGGTTGATGAAGAAGTGGGGTGGCGACGATGACCTCATTTGATCCGGCAGGAATGCCAAAGCATCCAACCTGCCCAAACTGTGGCGACAACGTGTTGCGGGAGCATCTGAACAAGGGTCAGGAAATCTGTAGATTCTGCGGACCTACCCGTGACCTCGACACTTACGGCGAGCTTGAGCGCGAGCGGTTTCTCGCATGGCAGACTCAGTATGAAGACGATCAACTGGATAAGGTGAAGTAATGTCAGTTCACTACATCAAAAACAGGCACTGGGAAAAGCACAGGAGCCGCAAGCTCGATCCTGAAGACGTAATCCTGATCAGGGCATTACGCGACGAGGGTCTGACCATGCAGACAATCGCTGACAAGTTTGAAGTCTCAAAGACTCAGGTTAGTAAGATTGTGAACAAGCAGAGTTGGGTCAGCCTGTGAACCGCAAGAAAGTGTTGAAGAAGCTCAAAAGAACGTACATAAAAATGCTGTACGCTTTTGCGAACGGTTTGATCGCTAGAGGCTACGAGTTTGAAGACAAGGCCATCCTACTGGAACTGAAGCTCAAGGACCAACGCCGATTGGTTGATGAGATCGACGAAGGGTTTGATGCGCTGAAGGAGAAAAACACCTAATGGCATTCACTGACCTACAGGCCGCCTTTGAAGAGATGGAGTGGCTCGTGAAAGACACGGGCCGCACATTTCGCATTATCCACTCAGGCACACGATCACCGAAATATCATGTGGTCCAGAAGTCTGGCAGTGCCAAGGTTCCATTCCTGATCGCAGAGCTTAACTGCCGCAATGTAGTAGGCGACGAAGACATACGGAAGCGCCGTAGCACGAAGATGAGACGAGTCCGGGGCAAGGATAAATTGGAAACGTGATACTCACAGTGGTATAAAGTTGACACAGACAACAACTTTGGACGCTTTTATGGCACAGAGTAATCCCACACCACATCCCTACGCCGAAGCAATCCATGCTTACGCAGACGGTTATAAGATACAATTCCGGGTGAAGCCTGAGCTATCCAAGTATGGCTCACAGAACGTATGGATGGATTCAGAGCGTCCAGAGTTCCACTTCAAGAACTTTGAATGGAGAGTGACACCGGGGCAAGATCATGGCGGCAGGTAGACCAAGCAAGTACAACGATGAACTGGCAGACAAGATGATGATCGAGATCGCATCAGGTATGTCTGTACGCGCATTGTGCGAAGACCTCGACTGGACGCCAGACAAGAAGACGTTCTACACATGGATGTTCAAGCACCCAGAATTTCTCCACAAATACGAGATCGCCAAGGCGGCTCAGGCTCAGTGGGCGGCTGAACTGATCGAAGAGATCGCAGACAACGCCACGATAGAAACAATCCAAGTAGACAAGCTCAGGACCGATGTTCGTAAGTGGACCTCGTCACGACTGTTGCCCAAGAAGTATGGCGACAAGCAGACAATCGATCACCAGTCTCAGGGTGAGAAGATCGAGTCAATCGGTTGGACCGTAGTGAACGCGAATGCATCTTGACTTCAAATGCGCTGAGGTCTTTCAGCCACTGTTGAACCCGGCTCGTTACAAGGGCGCATGGGGTGGCCGTGGTAGCGGTAAGTCACACTTCTTTGCTGAGCTATTGATCGCTGAGTCAATACGAACCCCAGGATTGCGCGCTGTCTGTATTCGTGAGGTGCAGAAGTCACTGAAGCAGTCATCCAAACGTCTGATCGAGGACAAGCTACAGGGTTACAACCTCGGCGAGCATGCAGGCTTCAGGGTGTTCCGGGAGTACATCGAGACACCGGGAGACGGCATCATTATCTTCACTGGTATGCAAGACCACACGGCTGACTCCATCAAGTCACTGGAAGGCTTTGACCGGGCATGGATCGAAGAGGCGCAGTCACTCAGTCACCGATCACTTGAGCTACTCACTCCGACAATGCGGAAAGAGGGGTCAGAGATCTGGGCGTCATGGAACCCACACAGGCCGACTGATGCGATTGATCAATTACTCAGGGGCGACAGGACACCAACCGGCTCTGTCGTCGTCAACGCCAACTGGAAGCACAACCCGTGGATCAGCAAGGTACTTGTACAAGAAAAGGATGACTGCCTAACTATGAACCCGGAGCGATACGCTCATGTGTGGGAGGGCGAATACGCCACTGTACTCGAAGGAGCCTACTACGCAGAACATCTCAACCGGGCGCATCTCGACGGCAGGATCGGCTTCTTTGGTAAGGATCCACTGTCGAAGACATATGCGGTCTGGGACATCGGCGGCACATCAGGTAAGTCGGATGCGACTGCGATCTGGGTTGTCCAATACATCGGTGAAGAGATCAGGCTGTTAGACTATTACGAGGCCGTGGGTCAGCCATTCGAGTCTCATGTCCACTGGTTACGCAATCGTGGCTACGAGGACGCTACAATGGTCCTGCCACACGATGGCCGGAAGCATGACATGGTCTACAAGGTTACACCGGAGACGTATTTGCAAGATGCCGGATTCACTGTTGACACTATCCCGAACCAAGGCGCAGGCGCTGTACTGTCCCGCATCGAAGCGGCAAGACGCATGTTCCCGTCCTGTCGATTCCACGAAGACAACACCAAGGGCGGAAGAGAAGCCCTCGGTTGGTATCACGAAAAGCGTGACGAAGTGCGCGGAATCGGTCTTGGACCAGAACACGACTGGGCTTCCCACGGCGCTGATGCTTTTGGCTTGGTGGCCATCTACAAACAAGGCGTCAATCAGACCGACTCATGGGGTGCGCCAATACGAAGAAATCTGCAAGGCGTTGCTTGATTAGCGGTGTCTGTTAAAATGTTCAAGGGCGAGCGGTTGTAGGACTGCACATGGCAAAAAATCAAGGCATTCTTGATGCGCTTGCTGATTATTATCAGGGCGCAAAATCAATCCCCAGTTCTGTCCTTGAATACATAGGAAGCACTGACGCAGACAAGGCGGCGAATGACGCAATCGAGTTTGCGAAAGAGTCAGGCTCCGCATTCCTAGATCAAGCCACACAAGACCCTATGGGCATGCTTTTAGACATGGCCCCAGTGATTGGCGAGGTCCGCGCCGCTATTGATGCTGAAGAGTTACGCGAGGCCGCTGATGCGGCAGAAAGCCGTGGTGACGTTGATCAAGCTGAGTCACTGAGACAGCAGGCCACGATAACAATGGCCGGTGCTGTGCCGCTATTAGGTATGGCGGCAAGGCTTGGGAAGAAGGTTGGCACTGCCAGTATGCAGATGACCAATGACGGTAAGCCAATCATGCCATCGGATCGTGTAGGCGAAGAAAACATCGCAGTACCAGATCAAGACATGATGTTGGCCAAGCGTTTGATCGACACAGGGTTTCTGACCGTTCAATCAGCAGGCAAGCCAGTTGAGGTCAAAAAAGCGATCAACAAGTACCGCAAAGCATTGCGAGGCAGTAAGACGTTTCGTGATCGTGAGATGATGGCGGCAGATAATGATTACCAGACCATATTCACGCCCACAGATATTGGACCTCGCACAATCGTCAATCCTGAGACATTGCTTGGCAAGGTAGTCATTCCAATTCAAGGCGATATGTCGAACCTCGGCATTCTTGATCAGATTGGCGGTATCGATGTTGGCACACAAGTGCAGGCAGGCAACAAGTACAGTCAGCAATATGCGGACTCAGGGTACGGTTGGCAGTCAATGCTTGGTACGGCACAAGGCGTACAAAACAAAATTAGGCAGGTTGCTGATGAAACAGGTCAGGCTCCAATTGGTGTCTACACCACAATGGGTCTACCTGCCACGAACTTCAGTACGGCAATTGCAGAGCCGATGATGAAGCAGATTCAACAAAACATGCCAAGCAAGGCTGACGTTGCGAAGTTCGATAAGGAGCTTAGATCGTTATCGAAGGTTGTTGAAAAGGAAGATGGCACGAAGGTCAGAACGTACCCGTTTGCCGACTGGGTAGGGTTAGCACACCCGGAAGCAATGGATCAGTTGATGGGTCGCGGCAAGTATCCGAATGTTGGTAAGCGCAGAACAGCATTCACAGAGACTGCGGGCAAGGCAGAGTATCGGCAGAGAGGCTTCCCAAGCTATCAGGAATTGCTCTACGCAACACAAGATCCAGACACAATCAATGCGCCAATGAAGGGGTCAGGGCTGTCCATGTATCAGACCAATGTTGGTGATGCAGTTTACGATCCGAATGTTCATATGAGTTATGACGCCAGAATGCCGGGTAAATATGTTGGCGGGTTAGGCGGCAGTATCCCGTTTGAAGTCATGTTCCCAGATGCGTTTGCAGAGCAAATGAAGCGTAAGACAAAATCAGGTAAGCCATTCACGCCAACACAGGCGATTGATGCGACTATGAAAAAGCCTGAAGGGTTTCAGCGAATGGATGAGCGCACAGTGCAGGGTATCCTCGACTACATTAATCAGGTTGGATTGAAATAATGGCCAATCCATACGAAGACTACGGCATTCTTGACCTGATCGGTGACGTACCATACTCAGAGCTACACAAGTTCTTCACACGCGGTCATCAGACGTACTACAACAGATCGCCTGAGATGATTCAGGAACTGCGCCCAGAGCTTGCAGGGCCACGAGTGGACCGCAACCTTCAGGATCAGATGCTGAACTTCATCGGCGGCTACGACATGGTTGCCCGTGGCATGTCCCCGGAGGCGGCTACCAGTGGCGCGAGAGCGTACCAAGGCAAGCAGTATCTATTCAGTGATCGGAAGCCAGACGCGATTGGCGACTATGAAGAGAACGTGGCCGGGATAAAGGCGTATAATCCAGAAGAGGGTCGGATGTCAGACGAGGCTCTGATAGACTTGGCACTACAGTTTGCTCAGAAGAGGGTGGCCAAATAATGGCACTATCAAACTACGGCGAGTTAAAGACCGCCATTGCAGATTTCTTAAACAGGGATGATCTCACAGCGGTCATTCCTACGTTCATCCAGTTGGCAGAAGGCCAGTTCAACCGGGACATCCGCCACTGGCGCATGGAATCGCGGTCAAGTGGTCAGCAGAGCCAAGGTGACCAGTACATGCAAGTACCGGCAGACTGGAACGAGACGATCAGATTACATCTTACTGGCGATGGCACATCAGTTGTCGAATTGCTCAGTCTCAGCGGCATGGCAGACAAGCGGCAGGCGGCAGAAGATCAGGCAGGCAAGCCACGGTTCTACGCTCACGTTCGTGGCGAGTTTGAGCTTTATCCGACACCAGATGAAGACACCGACTTTGAACTGCTATACTACGCAAGGATTCCGGCATTATCCGACTCCAACACATCGAACTGGTTGTTGGAATATGCCCCGGATGTGTACTTGTACGGCGCACTAAGTCACTCAGCACCATACTTGCAGGAAGATGCACGTTTGGCTGTCTGGGCGCAGATGTATGCGGCGTCAGTGCAGAACTTAAACAATCATTCTGAGCGCGTTAAGAACTCAGGAACAGGTATTAGACTCAACATACGAGGACTTGGATAATGTCATTCTCAAACTTCTTGGAAACAGAGATCCTCGATCACGTTTTCGGCGGGTCTGCTTACACAGCACCGGCAACGCTGTATCTTGCTCTGTTTACATCGAACCCTGATGAAGATGCGTCAGGTACAGAAGTATCGACATCTGGTACGGCATATGCCCGTCAGACAATCGCATTTACGACTTCTGGCAACACGACATCAAACACAGCCGCTGTAGAGTTCCCAACAGCAACTGCATCATTTGGCACTGTTTCTCATGTAGGCGTGATGGATGCATCTACTGGCGGCAACCTGTTGGCATACGCGGCACTGTCTTCTAGTAAAGACATTGCGACAGGCGATGTGTTCAGAGTCCCGGCAGGCGATCTCGATATCTCACTCGATTAAGGAGTGAAGCATGGCACTGGTATTCGCTGATCGCGTCAAAGAGACGACAGCAACAACAGGCACAGGCACAATTACCCTTGCAGGAGCGGCTGATGGATTTCAGTCGTTTTCTGCTATTGGCGATACCAATACCTGTTACTACGTCATCGAGGACGGTAATGACTGGGAGGTTGGCCTTGGTACTTACACAGCATCAGGCACGACACTCTCACGCGACACGATCCTGTCGTCATCGAACGCAGGCTCGGCAGTAAACTGGGGCGCGGGCGAAAAAAACGTATTCAACACCCTTCCTGCCGACAAAGCTCCGGGGCCAGGGTACTTCTTAGGTGAGAACGGCAACACTGGCGACACAGCAAATGGCCTTGGTGACATCTTCAGGGTCAACCAGAACACAGTGGACACTGCTGTCACGATCCCATCAGGCACAAACGCATCAGCGGCAGGGCCATTAACAGTGAATGCAACAATCACGATTAACGGCACATTGACGGTGGTGTAATGAGCAAGATTTATGTAGACGAGATTGCCCCGAAGACGACAGGCAATCAGGTAATCGTTCCTGAGTTCGTTCCTCGCCCCGGACAAATCATTGAGCATCTATCCAGTCAATGTGATGGTAGTACGCTTGAAGGTCAGAGTGGAACTTACACTTGGCCCAATGTAACGGCACAACAGCAACTGACAGCAACTTACGCAGACCTCACTGGTAGTAGTATCACCTACACTCCCCCTTCAGGAACTGCGAGAGTGCATTACAGGTTTGAATGGAAATTTGAGGCTGTGGCTCTTAGTGGTATTTCTCACTATCGTTTTTATATTGACTCAACTGAGGTTATCGGAGCTTTTAGAACCATAGCAAGCGACTACCAAACTAACCATCATCATGAAATGAATACTTCTATGGAATACACAATCCACTGCAATGCAGACTCAGATGATGCCGCTAATGCAAAATTAGCATCTTGGGCAACCCCTAAGACATTAAAAATACAAGCCAGAGAGTACAATGCAACGTATCAGGCATCGGCTCATGAGAACACTTGGCGGGATGGAGCGGGGGCCGTGGCTCCATACACTGTAGCGGTTCCTGTTTTAACAATTATAGCGGTGGCATAAATGGCAAGTGAGATAGCAGTACAGAAGATACAGCACACCAACGGCACTGATGCTCTGACAGTAGAATCTGATGGCCGCTTGGTGAAGTCTCAGGTTCCTCGCTTCATGGCGTTAAGAAATGTCAATGCGTCATATACGGCAGACAGCCCAATTACTGGGTGGAGGACGCCTGAGTTTGCCGTTGGCATTACTGAGTCTAGTGGCATCTTTACGATTGCAAAAGGCGGCCTGTATCAGATTTCATACAGTTTAATCCGCTCAGTAAATGGCGGTACTGATTTCTTTGTCAATGGCACTCAAATCATGCGCTCCTCATACGGCATAACATATAGTAATTGGCATCACCAAGGGGCGGCATTCCCTTGGGAGTTTGCTGACGGGGACACATTCAGCCTGAGGTCAGAAAATACGGCAAATTATTGGGGCGATCCCGGCAACAACACTATCGGCTTCATTTCTGTATTGTGGGTAGGGTGATATGACTGGAATAGTTAAGGTAGACCAGATTCAGACGACAGCCGGTGACACCATGATGGACACCAATGGCTTGGCTCACTTTGCTCCCGGACAGATCATTGAGAGCCTATGCTCGCCTTGTGATGGATCTACGGTAGTTGGACGCTCTGGTTCGTACACTTGGCCGAATGTGACAGCGGCTCAGACAATTACTGAGGGCTACACGAATGCGAATGGGTCGGTGATTTCGTACACTCCCCCTGCTGAAGCGACAAAGGTGGTATACGAATACATTGCCATGTGTCGGTGGGCTGACGCTCACGCTATTTCGCACTGGAGGCTGTACATTGACGGGGTAGAGGCTGTGTATGCTCGCAACAGCCGCAGTGGTCAATACCCGGAAGAAAAATCCCCTCTGGTCTGGGTGTTTAACATTGGCACTGCAAACTCAAACACTGGAGCGCAGGCTACTTGGACAACGGCAAAGGAAATTAAGTGGATGATGCGTGACTACGGAACAAACAATGAGCGTGGTTATCTGCATTTGACGCAATACTGGGATGGCGGTGGTACAGATGTGTTTTCGATGCCCCTCCTTAAAATTACGGCAATAGCGTAGGGATCGACAAGTGCTAGGATTCAGTGCGTTATCAGCGGCCCCACTGGCTGACACAGGCAAGAGTATTAAGAATGCTTCTGCCTCGATAACTGCTGTCTCGACAACAAGCAATGTAACCCCTGCGACTGAGTGGTACTACCTTGGCACTGGCTACGGTAGGTCAACATTTGGGTCAGGCCAGTTCGGCAGGACTCGCGTAGATAACCCTATTGAGGCATCAGCATCTGTCTCAGTATTAAGCACAGTCATTAAGCCGGGTTCGGCATCGATATCTGCTGATTCATCCACTTCAGCGTCAGCAAGGCGAGTCGTTGAAGGGTCTGTGATGATCTACGGCACATCGCAGACAGATGTGAACACCACTGCGAATGGATCAAGGGTCAGAGAGGCTTCTGCACTGGCTTCTGTGGCCTCTACAGTATCATCACCTTCAGCGGACAGGATTGTCGATGGTACGGCTTCTGTGTCGGCCTCAGCTACTACATCATCGTCTGCTGTCACTGTAGTTGATGCAGCATCTGCGATTCCCGGCACAGCTACTACGGTGTCATCCGGGCAGAGGGTCAGGGAGTCATCAGCCGCCCCATCTGCAACTGCGTCTACGTCAGCAAACGGCGTGTTCACTGTTAGCGCAAGCGGGAGCATTTCTGCCTCATCAACGATTGCCATTTCATACGTCAGGATTCTGAAGTCATCTGGCCTGATTTCATCAACTGCAAGTACAGCAGGCATCGGGCGAGAAAAATGGGAGCCTATATCGAAAGATGCTCAGGCATGGATTGATACTTCAACAGATTCGCAATCATGGACAGGTTTGCCAGAAGACTCGCAGGAATGGAGTGCTGTTGGTGCTGACGCGCAGTCTTGGAGTACAATACCTGTGACATCAAACACTTGGTCAAATGCCGCATAGAGGAGTAACTCATGGCTGATACCACAACAACCAACTACTCGCTGACTAAACCAGAGGTTGGAGCCAGTGAGGACACTTGGGGAACCAAGATCAATACAAACCTCGATACCCTGGACTCGACTCTGAAGTCGATTAGCGATGTCGCTGATGCGGCTTTCGATACAGCGGGTGACGGACTTTCATCATCAGGCACTACGGTTAGCTTGGATGTAGACGGCATGACTGCTGAGACTTCTTTTGAGTCAACGGATCTTATTGCTGTTTACGATGTTTCAGCGGGAGCCATTCGCAAAGCAACTATCTCAAACGCGGCATTAGTTGGCCCAACGGGGGCTGACGGTGCAGATGGCCCAACCGGCCCAACCGGCCCAACTGGCCCTACCGGCCCTACTGGCCCTACTGGCCCTGCTGGGCCGACTAATACAAGTTTCAATCAAATTGGGACATATACTGTTGGCTTGTACAACTCGAACACAACAGCGATTATCAACGCTGGAGCAACAGTTAGCGGCGGAACAATTACACTTCAGCAAAATAACACCTCTATTGCACCGCTTTCTGAGTTAGGCTCGGTAAATCAAGATATTAGCTCTGGTTGTAGCGGTACTTGGCGAGTAATGGCTAAATTGAAAGGTACGGGTTCAGGCCAAATAGCGGGATCAATTTATTGTCGAATTTCGT